AAAATCATAAATGTCATCATAATTACTCACCTCTTTCGTTATAGAGGTTGCGTTTTTTACGAATGTTCTCTTCTAAGTTTTTGCGTTCTATAATCTTCTTTGCCTCAACAAAATTGCGTATTACAAGCAACGCAAAAACTGAAATATATATGATCTTGTTCCTCATAAACTCTTGTAAAAAGAAAAAAGAGCCGATTAAAGCTCTTTCACTTTTTCGACTCTTCCTCCTCTCTATTCTGTTCGTCTTTAATACCATCACAAAATCCCTTCAGGTAAATAACACCTCCAATAATAATCATGAGTGCAATACCTTTTCCGTTCAAAATAATGTTCATAACTACTTACTCCTTTCATTATAGAAACTGTAATTTTTACGAAAAAGAAAGAGCCCGTGTAATTTTCACGAGCTCAACCTTCAAGCTTAGAATAAAACCTTTGCCGCAAATGATGCTACTGATTGTCCGACTTTACTGATAGCGCTGCCAGTCATGTCGCCAAACACAGTTACAACCGTGACAGTAACCACTACACCTCCAATAACGCAAACCTTAACCAGTTCTGTCTTAATTTTCTTCTCTTCAACTTCGGCTTTCTTTTCTTCAAGTTTAATGCGTGCCATATTCTCAATATGCTCGTGCTCACGTTTGATTCGCATATCTTCCTTTTTGGCTTCGTGCATATCAACTTCGTTCCGAATTTCAATAGCTTCTTTTAATCCTTTCCTAATAGCGTCTCCGGTGTCTGATGTGTCAACTCCTGTTGCTTGTGCATAATCGCCCCACTGTTCAGCAAAGTTCTCTGTAGAATCAATAATTGCCATAATAATTCACCTAACCTTTCTACTATAGCCAATGATTTATTTACGATTCAGAATCTTCAGGATATACTCCATAATCGCTAAGTTTGAATGAATTATCGACCTCTAAGACCACGTACTTACGACTTGAGATCTCCAAAATATCATAGTCTTTGTAGAGTGCTACACCAACCCTGGCAGAAGTCTTGTCCTCGGAAATATCTACCAGGAGTCCTCCGACAGGTTTGTAGGATCGCTCACGAACAACAATGTAAACAATCAGAATAAAAATGATAGCGATAAGTAATGCTGTGAAATAGTACATAATGCTCTCCTTTCGAAAAAAAAAAAGAAGATGGTGGGATTCGACTCACCCACACGTTCTTGTCATAACGGCTTTACCTGATTCATTCCTTAGACCAGTTTCCCGATCATGGTGTCCGCCTACATTTGTAGCTGGGAACGCGCTCCACGCTCAACCATGCTTTTCAGTTTAGGTTGCCCAGTCATCATCTTCTCATTAGAGGAATTGTAATTTTTACGACCTCAAACACGCTAGCATTCCTGCGCCAAATATCATACAATATTCCTTACCCGATAACTCCTCTTTGCTAGAAAGGAGCCGCTATGCCGGTATATAAGGATAATAAAAGAGGAACTTATTACGTTAGTTTTACTGAGGATTCAAATGGTAAGAAGATTCACAAATATAAAAGAGGTTTCAGGACCCAGAAAGAAGCCCGTAATTGGGAGTTCGAATACGTCAATGGATTGTACAAACTTACTACTTACCCCACTTTCGAGGAGCTGGTAAAGACCTGGGAGTCTCATATGCAGGCGTCCCCAGGCACAATTAGACAACACGGCGAACACTTCAGGATTCGCTTCGGAAAATATCAATCACTTCCGATCAACAAGTTCGATAAGCCAACGCTCATCACTTGGAGAATCGAGTTGTCTAATGGCCCCTGGTCGACTAAGACCAAAAATACCACGATCACGTACGTAAAAGGTCTGCTCAAGTTCGCCACAGATCTGTACGGAATTCCGGATTGCACCTCCGTCCTTACAAAACTTAAAAAGACGAATAAGGAAGTCATTGAATCGGTCAAAGAGTTTCAGGTTTGGGCTCCAGATGAATTCGAGGCATTCAATTCGTTCGTAGATGAGAAAGAATATCATCTTTTCTTCCAGTTCCTGTATTGGACAGGCTGTCGTAGAGGAGAGGCAATCGCTTTACAAAAGAATGACCTTAACGATGGTTATGCAAATATCAAGTATTCCCAACGGGACGAGACGACTGGCTTGACGCCTACCAAAACCAAGCAAGCCCGAAGGATAAAACTTGATGATGAGCTCTGGTCACAGCTCATTGAATATGTACGTCTTACGGATGGCCCGTACGTATTCGGGGGACGAAGAGGGTTAAGTCCTACCAGCATTACTCGTAGATTCAACAGTGCGAAAAAATTATCTGGGGTGAAAAATATACGACTCCATGATTTGCGTCATTCGCACGCCACCGTGCTGATCAACGCAGGTGTGAATATCGTAGCGGTCTCGAAGCGCCTGGGACATTCGGACATCAACCAGACGCTCAAGACCTATACGCATTTGCTTGAAAGTTCAGACCAAAATATGATGGATAAACTGAACTATTTGAGAAAAATGTCGCACGAAGTGTCGCACGAAAATGAAAAAGCCCTTGAATTAGGGCTTTTGTAAAGTATGGCGCAGGAACAGGGATTTGAAGAGATTAGTGTTTGCTACTACTAATAACAGGTGGTGAAAAGTGCAAAAAAGCCTTTAAATAAAGGGTTATCGGGACAATATGAACTACAAGGAGAATGGTTGCTTTTGGAGGTTATAACGCACAAAATGTCGCAAATTTGTCGCACAAAAAATCAGGTCAAATCCCTGTTGATCCTGCTATATTCAACGCCTGATTAGGCGGGAATATCAATTAATCATTTGCCGGAGTGAGTGTCACAGTGTAATGCTTAAGAATATACTCGATGCTTTCCGCAATTGACGGATACTGATTCGGATCTACTGCAGTGTAGTCAGAACCATGAGCAATCTTTGCCATGGATGCTTTGTAGTCCGGATAGTATTCCGGAGTTTCTGGCTCTGTTCCGTTAATGGAGCATTCCAGCAAATATAACATTTTATTAATATCAGTCTCAGGTGAGACGTTTACGAAATTGTTGTCCATTTTCTTTTTCTCCTTAACTATCGTGATTGAGCATATGGTTCTGATACTCTTCACGTGCATTCTTTAATTTTTCAATATCGTTACCATCGATGGCATGATTTACTAATGCATTTACGGCCTTGGCAATATAAGCCACAGACTTTTCCATTTTGTCCAGGCGTTTGTCATGATCCTCAATCTCTTTGAAAGGTTTAAATACCGCTTTAATCGCAACGATAATTGCCGTAATAGCTCCTAAAAGCCATACGAAATCTGCAAGATTTATCGTGAGGTCAGTCATTATCAGACACCTCTTTTTCCACGGTGTCTTTTTCTACAGATACGATATGGAATTTCTCATTATATGCGAGTGTAGTAGCGCCAATAAGTGCACCGATGCATGTGCCAATGGCGTTAAGGGTCAGAACAATCTCATCAACGTGTGGTACGTTCCAAGCAGGACCCACCGTTCCGACCAGAGTAGCCATAGCAGGAAAAAAGATAAGACCTACCCATTTGAGTACGTCATAAACTTTATCTGGAATCATCATTTTAATGTTCTCCTTATTAAATGTATTCAATGCGAATATAGTCATAGACGCAGTTAGCATATCTGAAATATGTTCCATTCGTCTGTAAGCCAGCGCCTATTACAATAGGTTGGTTAAATGTTGCTACACGGACACTAAGATTCTGAACAGTACCATTGTCTATTTGAGCTTTCCAGCTACCGTTTTTTCGCCAAATATAAAGAGTGTGACCAACTACGTCAGAAATTGCTGGTTTCCAATAGTTGTAGCCTCCGACTTCAAAAACAGTTGCACTTGAGAATCTTACATAGAACCCCGGCCACTGCTGACCACCAGTAGTCCCTTCATACTTACAACCAATGGCAACCGCCTGAGCTGTATGGTGGGTGGCAGCACTTAATTTTATTGTGATTTTGAAATCAGTGCTCGCATCCTCTGAAGAAAACGGCTTGAACCCAGTATCAATTGCTACCGTCTCATCACAAACTATATTCCTTGCTAAAAATATAGTTTTAGGATCTTTGGCGTGCATTACATCGCCTCGTATTTTTAAGTCCATTACTACACCACCCATTCAGCGAATACGCCTTCGTTGTTATAAATATCAATCTCGTATTTAGTGTTAACTTCCACTGAAAAGGGATTCTCCATAACAACAGATGAAGGAAGTGTTAAAACAGCAGCAGTAGAAGGGCTGATAAAGTCGAAATGATACTGTTCAGTTCCATCTCCAGCAAAAGAAATCGTAAGAGACGTTAATGCTGTA